AACCTAAAGACACGACCCGATTTATACATACCAGAGACAGGGCAGATATTTGACATCAAGACTACTATCGACGCTTCGCCAAAGGGTTTTGCAGAACAGGTGGGTAAGTACGCTTATCATATACAAGCTGCTTTCTATTTGTATACTTGTAAACTGGCTGGCCTAGAGGCTAAAGAGTTTGCCTTTATTGCAGTGGAGAAAACATCACCATACATTGCACATATGCATAAGGTATCGCCAGAGTTGATGATGAAGTCCCTAGAGAAAGTAAAAGAAACACTGATTACTATTGCGGAAGCAAACTTAACAGGTGAATATGCTACGGGTTGGGGCGACTATTCAACCTTGAAGGTCGGAGACTTCTAATACAATGAATGGCAGGAGCTATCGTGCAGCTAGAAAACAAGGGTATCGTAGTGGGCTTGAGGTTAAACTCGCAGAGTATCTAAAAGAGCAAGGCGTACTTGCCACATATGAGTCAATGAAAATTGAATGGGAGGACTTAGCATACCGCACCTACACACCAGACTTTGTACTACCTAACGGTATCATCATAGAGTCTAAGGGTTTGTTTACATCAGAGGACAGACGTAAGCATCAGCTTATAAAAAAACAACATCCCTCCCTTGACATTCGCTTTGTCTTCAGTAATAGTAGGAGCAAGTTAAGGAAGGGTTCAAAGAGTACCTATGCATCATGGTGTGATACAAAAGGTTTCTTGTACTACGATAGGATCGTTCCTCTACCGTGGCTTAAAGAAAAGGGCAAGGCTATAGGACTAAAGTTAATCAGTTTCCCTTATGACAAGATAGTGAGAAAGTAAATGAAAGTATCTGATATTTTATCTGACCTAAAAGAAGAAGACTTTGTGATTCGTATCACGCCGTTTCACGAAGACGGTAACTGGGATGGTGATGTGACAGTGGGGCTGGTATCATCATCAGATAATCCTTTAAACGATGAGGACTTTGCATATCTTTCCCACTTGTGCAGCATGTTATGTTCTGTTATACCTGTCATTGAGGAAGATGAATACGTTAGAGATGCACTGCACCACTACGTACTACACAGACTGGATGATGAATTGCCTGAGAAAGAAGATGATGAACCTAAGTATACTTCCAATGGTAATGTTCTAACACTAACACTAACAACTAAGACAAGAGGTAATGCATGATGACTAAATGGGTACTAGAACAAACTGTTGATAAAGATGTAGTCAATAACCCCCCACAGTATAATACGGGGGGTATTGAATGCATTGATGCAATGAGGGCTATGTCAGAGGGATCATATGTAGAGCCACATCATGCGTACTGCTGGCAGAATGCCTTCAAGTATATCTGGCGTTGGCCTTACAAGAATGGCGTAGAAGACTTGAAGAAAGCCCGTTGGTACATTGACCGACTAATCATAGAGCTTGAGCAAGATGATTGCTAGAGTTCTTATGTCCCTAGAAATAGATGAAGATGACTATCCTGTACCAGTGGATGGTAGTTTAGAAGAAGAGATTAATGAAGCCTTGTATGCATACATATATGACATAGATGGTATTACGATAAGCAAAATGAGGATCACAACAGATGAATAGTAACTACCTACCAACAGACTACCAGACATTCATTGCTACCAGCCGCTATGCACGGTGGCTAGACAGTGAAGGAAGGCGTGAGACATGGGGTGAGACAGTTGAACGATACCTAGATAATATTATCAAGCCTGTATTAGAAGATGATAATAGCAACGGACATAATGCTGAAGTTGACTTGATCCGTCATCACCTGTTGAGCCTACAAGTAATGCCATCCATGAGATCAATGATGACAGCAGGTAAGGCAGCAGAACGTGACAATACTTGTATGTATAACTGTAGTTATCTACCCGTAGATGACCCTAAGTCCTTCGATGAGGCTATGTTCATCTTGCTCTGTGGTACGGGGGTTGGTTTCAGTGTTGAGCGTCAGTTCATCAGTAAGCTCCCTGATATACCTACCCTTTTCGATAGCGATACTACAGTTGTCATCAAGGATAGTAAAGAAGGTTGGGCTAAAGGTCTGCGTCAAGTGTTGGCTCTCCTATGGGCTGGCGAAATCCCTAAGTGGGATGTTAGTAAGGTACGTGCTGCTGGTAAAAGACTCAAGACCTTTGGTGGTAGAGCTAGTGGCCCAGCACCACTGATCGACTTGTTTAATTTTACTGTCACTACATTCAAGGGCGCATCAGGACGTAAGCTGTCCAGCATTGAATGCCATGACTTGATGTGTAAGATTGGTGAGGTAGTAGTGGTAGGTGGTGTACGCCGTAGTGCTATGATTTCATTGAGTAATCTTAGTGATGATCGTATGCGTCATGCTAAGTCAGGTAACTGGTGGGACAATGCAGCCCATCGTGCGTTGGCTAATAACTCTGTATCATATTCAGAGAAGCCTGACAGCATTGCATTCATGCGTGAGTGGACTGCACTGATGGAAAGTGGGAGCGGGGAACGTGGTATATTTAATAGAGAAGCTTCGATTAAGCAAGCAGCAAAGAATGGAAGACGAGAAACTTGCTACGAGTTTGGAACAAACCCCTGTTCGGAAATCATCTTACGGCCTAACCAATTCTGTAATCTATCTGAGGTTGTCATCCGTGCTACAGATGGTCTGGAAGACATTGCACGTAAAGTCCGCATCGCTACTATCTTGGGTACAATCCAAAGCACCTACACCCACTTCCCCTATCTGCGTAAAGTGTGGAACACGAACACAGCCGCAGAGCGATTGCTTGGTGTGTCTCTCACGGGGATAATGGACAACCCACTAATGACAATGGATAATAATGGACTATCTGATACATTGGAGTACTTAAAAGATGTTGCTGTTTCTACTAATGCTGAGTGGGCTGATCGCCTTGGTATACCTGTCGCAACTGCTATTACTTGCGTTAAGCCCAGCGGAACTGTCTCACAGTTGGTGGATAGTGCGTCTGGGATTCATGCTCGTCACTCTCCTTATTACATACGAACTGTTAGGGGCGATAACAAAGACCCTCTGACACAGTTCATGATTGATCAGGGCATCCCTAGCGAGGCTGACGTTATGAAGCCTGATCAGACCACAGTGTTTAGCTTCCCCATGAAGTCACCTGATGGTGCTGTTCATACTGCTGACATGACTGCACTAGAGCAACTAGAGATGTGGCTGATGTATCAACGGCACTGGTGCGAACATAAGCCAAGCGTAACTATCAACGTTAAATCAGATGAATGGCTTGAGGTAGGAGCCTTCGTGTACAAACATTTTGATGAGATGTCTGGTGTATCGTTCTTGCCCTTCAGTGAGCATACGTATCAGCAAGCGCCCTATCAAGACATTAAAGGTGCAGGACCAGCCGTAGAGGTTACAAGCGAAGACACAGGAGAAGTCATCAGCTTGATGCACACATATGAAAGTCTGTCTAAAGTTATGCCTGAGTCTATAGATTGGAGTAAGCTATCGTCCTATGAACAAACAGATAATACGTCAGGTACGCAAACTATGGCGTGTACTGGTGATGTTTGCGAGATGGTGGACATCATCTAAACTCAAGGAGTGAAATATGTATGTATACTTAGTGGTACTAATGCTGAACGGGGGTTACTCCGTTCAAGTACCTAACGCAGTGTTTACTGATCTAGAGGTCTGCTTAAAGGTTAAGGCAGTGAACTCAGCGAAGCTAAGATCAGAAAGTCCTACATCAGCCGCCAAGTTCTATGCAACCTGTATAAAGATACCAAAGGATATTGACGCATAATATAGCTTGACAAAGATAGCTACTACCTATAAAGTATGTATTGTAAATAACAAAAGGGTAGGTAATATGAACTTAGCAGAAGAGGCACTTAACTACAGCAAGGGCAAAGAAGCTGTCTTTGTTGATGACATAACAAAGTTGTGTGAAGATGTAGAGAACCTTGTAAGCTCTAGTTTAGCCCCTTGTTATGAGCGCAAGATGGTTGAGCAGAGGATAAGAGAAGTGTATCTTTGGGCTAAGTACTGCTCTGAGTTACACGGTGTAAAGTAAATGTTTCACGTGAAACAAAAGAAGAGGGGCAGTCGCTTTGACCGCCCCTTTTTTTATTCTACACAGCGTATTTTATATTTAGCAGCATGTCCCTTTTATTCTCTTCTAATGTATATCTGAGAAAGTCTAGTTGGTTCTCATCTAAGTCTGTTATATCACCATCAAACTCTATGTCTTCTAGGGCTTCCCTTACTTGTTTATCTGAATAGCCACCACTGCGCTTACTTATGTCATACATTATTTCC